TTCGAGTGGATCATGAACTTCGATCCCTCTACCATATCGTCATGATGATCTACATGCTTACCTCGATGCGTGTGTCCCACTTTGTAAATATATCGATACCGAACACGTCCCGTTTTAGTCGTTCCGCTCGGTACACGCTTGATATACTTGTGACCGCGGGCTTTGAAGAATGCATCTAACCATAGTGCAAAAGAAAAAACTCGATTCATGGATTCACACTTGCCTTTAATAACTCAATGTTCTTTTGTTTCGTCTCTTCAGAGAGCCTAGAACGCTCTCGAATCCATTTTATACTATGTTCTAGTTTCTTGCTTAAAACTTGCGTAGAGGGCAACCGCGTCCCTCTTTTTCGATTTGCTTTTATAATGTACTGATTAACGTGAATGATTGTTTTCATTGGTTGTCTTTCCTGAGTGATCCGTCTCTTAATACCGTGAAACCGTGGGGGACGGTGATCGTGTCACATCTACAATTTGGATGCACGGGGAAAACAGTCGCTTGCCACTCGCTCCGAGTGCGTCCCACGTTCACGCCGTTGTTTTGAAGATCGATCACGTTGAAAATGCGGATCTCTCCTCCTTGGTCTGTGAATACACGAAGACATTCCTCACATGCGTCACTTTCAGGGATTCGAGCGACTTGTGCACTTTCTCCGTCTGTTTCGATTGCGTGAATAATTCGGCCTTCGTTATGTGCCCCTTGGAGTTCCGTGACTGCAATCCTCTGCCAGTTATGAGCGTAATACGCAGATCGATCTGCAAGAACCCCCGCAAGCTGACGAGCATCTCGTGTCGTTGCTGTTGTCCTTGCTGTTTCTTCCCTGATGATGTCGATCATACGTTCTCTTTTTAAGGGATCGACTTCTTCGACGATCTCCGTGCCTCTCCATCTTTCTGCAAGGACGTCTTCGAGTTCTTCGGCGAGCGTGTTCCCTAATCCTCTCGCGTATTGTCCTGCTCGATTCAGACTTGCGATGTACGCCCCTTTTTCCGCTGTACTCATCCATTGAGGAGGCTCTTTGAAAAACTGCCCCTCTAGAGCCGTCTGAGGACGTTCAGGTGGGTCGAGAGTCGGCTTGCTCGTTTGACTTGCCTCTTCGAGTAAAGAAAGAGGCTGATTCAATGCTTGTTTCTTCACATCGATCACGGGCGACCATCGCTCGATCCCCCATTCTCTCATTTGTTGGCGTTCGTCGTCACTTACTTCGTCCATCAAGTTACCTGCGATGCTTAAAAACTCGTAGGGGTCTAGTCCTAAACCGACGTCTAGCCCCCTCATCGTCTCTTCGGTCACTAGTCCTGCGTCGACTAGTTCCCCGATTCGCTCTGTAGAGAGTCCCGACGCGTCTGCACCTAAAAACTCAACTAGAAAGGCGTCCATGTGTAACTGTGTGAGACGGTTCGCCTCTTCTTGTAGTTCTTCGAGTGTCATTTAACTTTTATCACTGCGGTGTGTGTTGTGGGTGCGTATGTCAGATGCTTCTTTCTCAGGGCTCTACCTTTATTTCTTCGATACTTTTACGCAAAGCATTTAAGCGTCTTTCATACAGAGATTTCATTTCTTCGGAGAGATCGAGGACTAAATCAATTTCCCCTCCTCTCTTGTTGCCTTTTCTCAGTGTATCACATCCACAAGACGAAACTGCCTTCTTTATGTCTGTTTTTTTACGTCGAGGATGCTTTGCGTTGAGTAGATCATTGTCTTGTGTATACTTGGGATTTCCTCCGCCCATAGCGATCTTTAAAAAGGCATTTACGCGAGCGTACGCCCAACTTTGCCGATTTTGTGACGGACGGTGAGAAGTCGAGAACGCTCCCGCTCCTCTTCGAAATACGGCTTTAAGTGTACCCAACGTAACCCTCTGCCAGTTTTCACTTGTGTCTTCATTATGCTCTTTCACTTTGTCTCTTAAAGCGTCTTCAATTCCCTGATTGATCTCAATCGATGCCCCTTTCTTTCTGCTCGATGCACTCCCCTTCGGGTTCTTCTTACTTCCTTTGATTCTCTCATGAGGCTCGGCAGGGGTGTCTGCTCGTTCCTTTTTAGCCTTCGTAATTCGTTTTTTATAGATGTCTTCAACTACTTGAGTGATTGCATTATGGATCTCTTCGGGTGTGCGTTGAGCAAGTTCTTCCTGTGTTGTTTCTATCTTGACTTTCATGCTTTACTCTTTTCGTCTGCTCGATCCATTTGTGCCGTTACTTTCTTCGCCCAAGAATACCCTGCGTCACCTCCCCACAAAAGCCAAGAGATATAAGACGCACTCGATTGATCTTGGTGGTACCCTTTTTTCTTGTACACTTCGTGACGCTTGAAGAAAGAGAGCATTCGGCGAACGGTTCGAGGGCTTACCCGCTCCCCGCTCTTCAGGTCACTCGCTCTTTGTACTCCGCTCCCGATGCCTTGCTTGCTCGCTTGTTGAGAAGAGAGTCCTCCCCTACCGTGTTCTCTCCTCAATTCTAACCCTCTCGAAGCTTGGTTTCTTACAGATTGAGGAGGAGTGAAGTTGATATGTGCATACTTTGCAGGAACGCCTTTAATCAGTGCGTCCACTTGTGTCTCGAAGAATCCTTTGCTCTTTTTAAAAGTAGGCTCTTCGAACCCGTGGCCTATCGTGTCTATACATAGATTTATGTCTTGTTTTGAGAATACAGAAGAGTCATCCACGCTCACGTCGAGCACTTCGGACGCTAGCCACTCAGGGAGCACAAGACCCTCTTCTTTAATGAATTGAAATGCTTTGATGATATGGGGACGCCGTTCTTCAGGTGTTCCTTTTTTCATCCCCCCAACGGGGGCGAGTAAATAGATCAAGTGAGGGTTTTCCATTTAGTTCTCCTCTGTGTTTCCATACTTATTTTTTCTATAGTCGTAGCCTTTTTCAAATACGTCTAAATACCCCTCTTGTCCGAACTTTTCTGTATAGAGGGCATGTACATATACACCCGCCCAGAAAGCGACGGTGGAGGGGGTCGCATCTCCTCCTAGCACCTGCCCCGTTTTCTCATCAAGAGCAAGTCGCCCCTTAGATTCTGCGATCGCTTTAGCTTTTGTATGATGGATTCCTTTGTCATGTGACCAAGAAAGCCCTTTTTGAAATCTGCTTATGCTCTTCTTCGAGAGGGAAGGAAAAGCAAGTAACTCACTGTTATTTTTTCCGATGTCATTAATAGACAGCTTAGACAGATCGAACCCTTCTTCTTTCTTTTCAGGAGTCGCAGTCACTTCTTCGATTTCTCCTGCTGTGCCTTCTTTTTCTAGCTTCAAGTCTCTGAATGCATCTATGCCTAGAAGATCCGCAATCGCATGCGTATCAAGACGCTGTTGTTCAAGATTGACGCTCGTTGTGAGAACGTCTTTATCTGCTCGCATTGTTGTCCCTGTCGCTTGTGCACTTTGGATCAACTTACGAGAGACGATGCGATCTTTCACTACTTCAATCTCGCTCCCTGTAGGGCGTAGGATCGTCGTTTTTCTTTGTTGTCCTTGTCTGTATACGCGTGCTGTTGATTGCGTGAGTGTATCAGGAGCCCACGGCGTATTTAAGTGTACGACTAAGTTCGCTCTCTTTTGTAAGTTCGCCCCCGTCTCTAGACTCTTTGTTTGTCCTATCACTACTTTTATTTCTCCCTCATTGAGCCGTCTTTCAATCTCTCTTCGTTTCTTCGAGGAGACTCCTCCGTGATATACTTCGATTTCATCGGGAGAAAAACCCCTCGATATAAGTGCACTCTTTGCCTCTTCCAGCCCTTTCTTATATTCACAGAAAACCACCGCCCCCGTTTGGGGGTGGTTCTCTAGATGCTCTTTAACTGCATCCATGCACACTTTCATTTTGGGCGTTTCATACCCTTCTCCGAAGTATTTATCTACTGCGTCCTTCTCTGCAAACGTAGCGGGGGAGACTGCCACTTGATCCAATCTAATCATAACCGCTTGTTCACTGTTTACTGCCATCTGAAACGCAACTTGTTCGAGGGGTGTGCCTCCTCCCCCTGCCAGCTTATTATATTCGTCAACCACGGCGAAATCTCTCCCCGTCCAAAGTTCATCCGGCTTATTAAACGCTTGCATCGCCTCCGATTTGATCTGCATCATCGCAGGGAGTTCTTCGAGGAGTTCTTTCTGCTTTTCGTCTAACTGCAAACGAGGGCTTAAATCGATCCGATCAGGAAGATCGATCTTTGCATCACTGTCACTTGTCGATCGAGTAAAGAGCATTTCAGCATTCATTTCATAGAACTCAGGGAGACGATCAGGGCGGAATGCAAGAACCTCCTCAGAAGGAAAGTTTGGATTCGTTGACGGCTCTGTTATGCAATACTCTCTTAGAAACGTGTCTTTGTCGATCGGATAGTCAGGATTCACTCTAGAAAGCACATTGAAGAAATCAATCGGTTTATTCGGTTTCACTGTTCCCGTCATCCCCACTAGACGCCCCGCTTGTTGAGAAAGTGCACGAAAACTCTCCCCTTGATTCGAGTCTCCTTTGTACTTGTGCACTTCGTCCGCAATGAAGAGCGTATCTTCGTCGACGAGTTC